TTAAGCATTTTGATATGTTCATCGGACTTCTCATTAAGCATCTCGATGTGTTCATCGGACTTCTCATTAAGCATCTCGATGTGTTCATCGACATTATTAGATTGTTCGTTAAGCATTTTGATATGTTCATTAGATTTTTCATTAAGCAAATCAATGTGTGCTTCCGATTTTTCGCTCAACGTATCAAGTTCTTCCTCAATACGTTCTTCAACCAATGCATTCGCTTGAACTTCAACTGCTTCATTAAACTGTCGTTCTAATGATTCGCGCAATTCAGCGGTAAACACTGTTTTGTCTAATGACTCAAAGATTTCTTTAAGCATGTTTGTTCTCCTTTTGGATTTATTTATATTTTAAGCTTGTAAAAATTTTATTAAATTTTTCGGCCACAGCAGACTGAACATCATCGACAGAAACATGTTCTTCGGTTAACGTTTCATCTGGATTATCTGTGGATTCTTCTTCAACTTTCGCTGCAACAATATTACCATGACTATCAAGGTCAAACGCCAAACCTTCAACGACGCCTTCGTTCAATTTATGGTTTTCAACAACGCCGTTCATAGTCGCGTTATAATCTGATGGGTCTGGTACAATGTCGTATGTAATCAATTTGAAGTTTTCGACTACTCCGTTTTTAACTGAACCGACTGCACGTGATGAAACAGAAATAACAATATCGTTATCAATCAATGTTTTTAACTGATTCGCTTTGTCATTATTTAAAAGAACTGCTTCGCCCATTACATAGTTATCTTTAATATATAACTTAGTAATTTTTGCAACCGCTTCCATAGGGTCAACCGCTGAACGAGCTGGGTGTTTGTATTCCATTAACGTGTTAATAGAACCAGTTGAGAAGTTTTCTTGGTACGCTTGAACTTCGGTTGTCCACAAATTACGCGGGTAAATACGGCCGTTTCTGTTTTTTTCACCAATAGTGCTAAATACACCAGAAATTTTATATTTTTTCTCGGATTTGCCAGATGCTTCGTCGAGTTGTTCTTCGACTTTAACTGATGTTTTTGCATCCTCATCGAAAATTAGTTTATATGTCATATTCATTTAACCGTTGTTGATTTCAGCAAACACGGTCTTCATACGGTCGATATGGTCGATATCTTGTTGATATTTCTCAATTTCCGGATGTGCACATAATTTGGCATGAAGTGTTTCTTTAATGTCTTCAGCAAATGCTGAATAATGTTTGTTTACACAATTTCTAATTGTTTCTTGTTCAATCATATTAACTCCTTTGTTTTATTTATATATTAAATCTGAGAATTTAATTTACTTTGTTTTTCCTCTTCGTTTAGCCATTGCAAGCATCTGAGCAGCAGAGAATTTTCCATTTGTAAACGATTCTGTTTTTAATCGTGCTACCTGCATTAAACGTTCAGGCGGAATAACTACACCTTGAGACGATATTCTGCTATTGATATATCGCCGAATAATAGGTGCGTACCCCAGTTGCTTTAATAATGGCCTTATCTGTTGGTAATCAAATTCCAGTGGTTTGTTACGTTGTATGTTTTTCTTATTAGTTATAATAATAATTTTGATAAGGTTGATTCTCATTGAAAGTGGTGCCCAATGAAAGTTCAAAGCAAGCGTGTGAGTGCTATTACTCCTAAGTACCAACGCAAGTGGTGTTTTGTCGTACGTTTGTGTATCGTCTTTTGCTACGTACTTCATTAAAATGATATTGCCTGGTTTGAAATCTTTAACGCTAAGTTTCTTCTTTTCTTTTATAAGCTCTTTAATCGCTTTGTTGCTTTGCGGCAATGTTAATTCTTTAATGCCCTGTACGATTTTTGACCCGAAACCCTTCAATTTAGATAATATGCTCATTTAACCAATCCCAGTTTAAACGTTTCACTTAACGACAGTACATGTAGCCGAATCTGTATTTTTAAGTGTATAATTTTTCATATTAAACATTGGGCCCCGAAGAGCCCAATATTATATTAACCAGCTATTACGCCAACGACCCAGTCAGTGAAACTGAACGTTACTGAAAATTCGTGAATTGTATCCGCAGTATCATCGCCCAAAGTCAACTCGCCAACTTCTGAAACGAAAACGTTATGAAACGTATACTTAGCAGTTCCCATTCCAGCAGAGTCCAGTTGTTCAACAGATAGTTCTCCCATTAACGCTCCCGGGTTACCAGTGTGTTGATTATTTTGAAAATGGTCTGCTGAACGCATCCACGAAATCATATCACGACGCAAACCATGGTCTTCTGTTGTATAAAATGTCAATTCCCATGTGTTTGAATATGTCGTGTCACCCGGGATTAATAGTTTTCTACCTTGGTTCCATGCTTCGATTTGCCCGATAGTCATAGATGGAAATGATGCCGCTTTGCATAAAACATCAGCATCTTGCAAATTTGAAACTACCACGACATCAGATGGCACCGAAAAATTCACCCTGTATTTGTTAGCTCTAGCACCGGCGCCGATTGCGCCTTTAAGTTCTTCTAGTTTGTTTGCCATGTATTACCTCTTTATTGTATTTATTATTTTAAAATGATTTTGATAATCTACCATCTACTGTAGCAATGTTACCAAGCGCAGTTCTGTTTTCTAACGGCAAAAACTCGCTATACGCAAATTCTACTGTAAATTCTGTTAACGTGTTTTGGTCTGAATCTTCATATGTTACTGCACCAACGTTAATAGGAAACGCATTTTGTAGTTTGTATCCATATACTTTCTGACCGTTGCTAGATAATTGCCAAATGTTAATATCAACTTGATATTTTGCAGAAGGCGATTTTTGACTAGGATCTATCATACCAACCAAAGTGTTCGACATTGCGTTCGATGGATCGTTCAACGCAGATCTAACATCCGAATATATGTTTTTGCCCGATTGAAGAATTCCCAATAGATTGTTTGTGTTTTTTTCAAACGAAGAAGAACCCAAACCTGCACGGGTAGTTTTTGCTGAATCGTCTATCTCAGTTAACCAATCATCAATCGCTTTCCTTACGTTCATTTCCGAATCATCTAGTACCGTAATTTGGTACGTCCCAGGGTACTCGGTTTCCCCGCGTACATAATATTGTCTGCCTTTATGCATTATTTTTACGGGATTTATCTTCCTCTCAGGCAATGATGCACTTTTAGCTAGTGCGTTTATTTTTTCGCCATCTAGAGAACGCATCGGCAATTCAATTAAAAACTTATTTTTTCTCGAGCCGATACCAATGCCGAGATGAGATTTTAACGTATTAATGTTACTCATTTACCAAATCCTGATAACAAACCGGTCTTGCTCAACATGTTACCGGCGTTTGCGCCGCTTGATGGTTGAATTGGCGCAGTCACATCACCTTCAGTATTTGCACCATATTTGGATTGTTGCCTTGATGATGTTGGTGTTAATGAAGACAACCCAGGAACGCTAGATGATACGCTTTGCATTGCGCTGCCTAACATATTGTTTACGCCGTTTTTTGATTGATTCATTACGCCGTTTACAGCGTTCTGTGCCATACTTTCTAATTTACCAACCATTTCATCAATAAAATTCCCTTGTGCTGCAGCCATTACTGACATTGTATAATGACTATACGAAAACGAAACAGTAAAATCTAAAACTGCGCTGGTACTTTCGTAAGATACGAAACGCGTTATGTATAACGTATTGTGCCATATTATTCACTCCATCAAAATCTTTTTGTATAATTGTAATATCAGTCGTATAACCAGCATGATTCGCGACAATAGCGTCTCGCAAACCTTTACTATTTATGGAACCGTAGTGTATGTTGTCTAACGATTCCATCCAATTATCGAACACGTACTTTAATTTATGGTCTTCAGTTAAATAAAATGTACAGTCCCAAACCTGATTGTATTTCACTTGTCCTTTAATTGGAATTTTTCGGCCTTTATATTTAAAATCGACCGGTGAATGCGATTTGCTGGGAAAAGACGTAGTTTTTCCCAAAAATACAATGTCAGTACTACTTATTCCTGTATTTGGGTCTTTGAACGAAAAGTATACCTCGAATTTAGATGGTCTTGCACCATCATTCAATACTGAGTCTAATAAATTTTGAACACCAGATGACATACTATCCTCGCAGTTTATTGTTATTTATTCTTCATTATAAATAATAAAAAAGTTCCATTTAATAGGCGGTACGCATGAATTTTGAAGAAGGTGTTAGGAAAGCATATGACACTAAGTGGTCATTTATTAACACATTTGGTGTGCAGTTTCATTTTAGTGAATATACGATCAGAGAAGCACAATGGCAAGAAGAAGAAATTAAAAACCTATCGTACTGTATTAAAAATATTAATACACCCGAATTCACGAATTCTCCAATTGAAGGGTTTGTTGCAGATATGTGGAAAATGCATGTTGGTAGAAACCAGCTATTCAGGTTTAGTGTAACATTCAGAGACTATAACCAAATGTCGTTATACCGAAGGTTCGTGAGAACGTATAATACACAGAAGATGGCATACTTTAATGAATGTGCAATGATAGTAACGTTGTCCAAAGATAGCGATCACGAAGGACCAGACACAGTTCTGTTCAATCTTGAAGACACGATGATCGACGCGGTTGGCCAATTGCAATTCAGTAATGAAACAGAAGCACAGATCGCAGAATTTGACGTAAACTTTAAATGCAGGAATCCAATAATATTTTAAGGAAAAACTATGAATACATCAGTTTCAAAAGACTATAAGTTTGTTTTAAAAATCGGGAATAAACAAATAAAATTCAGAAAATGGAAAGTAAAAGACAAGAAGAAATACATCAATTCAACAAATACCGAAGACGATATTTCAATTAAAGAAGCAATTGTGTATGATTGCATAGACGATAAGAATATAGTTCTATCAGAAGACGAATTTCGATACGCATTGATAAACATTCGTGCTGAATCCGTAAAAACTGCATTAGTTTATAATTTCGAGTGCTCTAGTTGCGAAAATGCTTATGAGTTCGTAACAGATGTTAAAGATGTGGTTAAACCTGTATTCGAAAAATATAAACCAATTGCTGTAGTGTCTTCAGATACAAGCTACAATATCGAACTCGGGGAATTGTGTAATAGGAAATTCTATGAGGAAACAATGCTGAAATATAAAAACGAAGTCGACATTGCAGATTTTGTGTTACATATTCAGTCATTTAATGGTGACGTTTCGTTAACATTCGACGAAATCATTAATATAATAAATGAAATGGACATTGACGCATTCGATAAAATCTTTCAAGAATGGGTAAAAACAAAATTCAAATTAAATATGGTTAGTACGGTTATGTGTCCACATTGCAATCACGAAGAACAATACTTGTTTGATGAGTTTCCTGGTTTTTTCCCGAGTAATTGGAAAACAAAATGATTTCTGTTCAATATGAGTACGCGGCTAAACAATTTAGTCTAAAACCATATAATACAAAACAAGAAAAATCATTATTGCTGATGAATACGATCGGTAACAATAACACAGCTTCAGCATTAGAAATATGCGGAATCAAAAAAGACGTGGTCGATTCGTTAACAGCAAACGAACGGTTAGCGATGTTATATAAGTTACGAGAAATATCAGTAGGATCGTCTATTAATACAAAATTCACATGCTGTAAATGTTCAGCGCCAAACGAAAACGTCATTGATATTGAAAACATGGTAATGCCCGGAAATATAACAAACGAACATATCATTGATGCGTTAGACGAACTGACAGATGATAACATTCAAAAATTTTATAAACTCGATATTGATGAACTCGATATTGATGAATTTGAACAAGTCACTAAAGAAATAAACGAGTCAACTACGAAGTTCAGTTTTGATAGACCAGCGATATGCCAACAATGCACCGAAACAAATTACATTAACATCAAAAAAGACGAATTCTGTATAAACTCGTTAAGTGAAGATACACTGATTTCGTTATATCAAACATACTCAGATTTGGTGTTTTTTGGAAAATATTCGTTACATGATGTAGATAGTATGTTTCCTTTTGAACGGTCGATATTAATAAACATATTAAATAAAACTAGGGAAGAACTAACCAGATGAAATACGATATACCGTTCAATGAAAAACTGAACCCAGACACCGCGACACCAGATCAGATTAAAAAAACTGATGCTAAGCTGGTCAATTATATACACGCACTCGGTGAGGACACAGCTGCCGAAAGAATTGAAACGTTATCAAACCAAAAAACACCAGTTAACGCTGAAACTAGTACAGAACTTGTTAAATCTAATGAAAACCTGTTAATCACTAATAACAAAATCTTGGCAGTTCTGCAAAGAATTCAAAAAGACATGTTTGATGAACAAGACACAACGATCCGTGGACTACCAGAATCAACCAATGATTCGATTTATGCCAGTAATACAGATAACGCAGATAACGATAGTCAAGAAACCCCTAACGACCCCGAAACCGATGACCAAAGAAAAAGCCAAAGAAAAAGCCAAAGAAAAAGCCAAAGAAAAAGCCAAAGAAAAAGCCACCAAAACGCGTTAGCAAGTTTAAAAAATTCAAACCTCTCGCTAAAGGAGCATTAAAAGTTGGTAACGCATTAAAGGGACCAGCGTTACGAACCGCGCTGCAATTAGGACGAGGCATACCAATTGCTGGTCAACTTATTGGGGCAGCATCAGCTGGGTACGCCGCTGGATCGTTAATCGAATCAAACATGGACGAATCATCAAAAAATAGTATACAAGACTTGATTGGTTTTATTGATAGAAACACGGGCGGGCACATCGCTGGTGAAGACGCCGCTAATGCGTATGCTGAACATAACACATCAGCAACTATTACTAAATATGAAGATGCCGGTATTATTGACCATAATACGTTTGGTAATTCAGAAATAACGAGTTGGAATAAGTTGTCCTCACTAAAACCGACAGATATCCAAAAAATCATCGACATTGATGATTGGTCTGATAGAGACTTAACAAAGTTGCAACAGCTTAAACAAATCCAGACTGCACACAAATCAGCTAAATCAGATACACCAAAAAACACAAATATCGATGTTAAAAAAGGCAACGAATTACTAAACAAAAAGCACAAACCGATAATTAATAACTCAGAAAATGACCCAGCGTACACCGCGCTATCTTTCGATGCCGCAATGATAATAATCAAACGCGATAATGAAAGAGGGTGGCGGGAAGATAAACGGATGACTTTTCGCGACAGCACCACGTTTATGGAGTTCAAAAAGCTTAAAGAACTCGGCACGGTCGATTGGAATGAAATTCGTGTTGGGCCACCGAGTACTTGGCATGACGATGTTAACGATGGTGTTTGGGAAGACACCGGTCTCGATTTGCCAGATTCCAAACCTAGTAAGAACCCAGTACATTCGACTGACGAAGACAATGTTAAATTAGATAACTTCGTTGAGTCATCAAAGGCAAACCACCAATTTAACGATTATAAACCGGTCAAGAGCATCCCGTATAGGATGAAAACTGCGTCACGTAGT